CATTGACCGGTCAGCAATTATTAGAAGACGCGGGCGCAAAGCGTATAAGCTTGAAACATTCCAAGGATTAAACACAATGGAGTTATCCGGCAAAATAAAACACATCATTGATACGGAGCGTCCTCACAAAGTCTTTATTGACTGTATCGGTCTGGGTGCTGGTGTTGTAGATAGGCTGCATGAAATGGGGTATCAATGCGTGGAAGGGGTAAACGTTGCACGCTCTGCAAATAACAAAGACCGATTTGCTAATTTGCGCGCGGAGCTGTGGAGCGAAATGCGCGATTGGTTTAATCAAGATATGGACGTGGATATACCAGACGATCCAGAATTGCAAAAAGAATTATGCGGACTTGGGTACAAATATAATAGTAATGGCAGATTGTTGATAGAAAGCAAAGAGGAGGCAAAAAAGCGTGGCATGCGCAGTCCAGACAAAGCCGACAGCTTGATGCTGACCTTCGCTTATGGGCAACATGTAGGAGAGTCTACTTATCAGGCCTCCAAAGCACCACCCAATTTCAATAGCATGTTCACTTAAAGAGACGTTTTGTGTCACAATTGACTAATTGTTAACAAGGATTGACAAACATGGTCAAAAAAGCAGTGAGAGTTGCAAAGCGCGCCAGAATCGCGGCTGAAAAATGGCGTCAATACTGGCAATACAACATTAACAACTATCATCAGATGCATGAGTTTGTTCTCGGGAAACAATGGGAAGACGAAGAACAGAATATGCTCAAAACATATAAAAAAGTCCCGCTCACATTTAATAAGCTCGGCACGCTAGCCAATAACCTGTTAGGTGAGCAACAGCAAAATACGCCGCAATTGCAAGTAGTTCCTATGGAAAATTGCGACGAAGAAACAGCTCATCTGCGGGAGCTTATCGTTAAAGACTTAATATTTAGCTCTGGTGCAAAAGTAGCTTATCAGGTTGCTGCCTCGCAAGATGCTATTGGTGGCTTTGGCGCGTTTTTGTGGGACACCGCTTATGCACATAAGAAGTCATTTGACGTAGATATTGTGGCTCGCTACTTCAAAGACGCAACGCTTTGTTATTGGGATGTAGGTGCAGAACATAGAAATAAAATTGATGGAATGGTATGCGGCTATCTATCTCGGATGACACGCCTTAAGTTTCGCGAGGTGTTTGGGCGCGATTTGGAAGAAAAAATAACTCATATTGATGGTATTTCCGCCCCTGCCGAAGAAGTTGCTCTCGCAACTGACACGAACGGTCAAGGTGAACCGTTTTCATGGGTGGACGATGACGGCATTACGATTCAACATCATTATGAGCGGAAATTCAAAAAAGATACGCTGTATAAGTTATCGAACGGCAACATTTACAATCAAGAAGAAATGGACAATCTGGTTGAAAAGTCCCGGGAACATGTTCTCCAGCTTGAAATGATGATGGGATTGGGGGCTGGAATTGATGAAGGCGAAGGCGATGTTAGCGGAGCGGCGCAAGAAACTGTTAATGCTTCAGAAGATGTAATGACGCTTTATGATCGTGGCGAGCCTGTTCGTATTGTAGATAGTCGCCCCATTAAGAAGAGCGTTATTCATTATTATAAGTTGGCCGGGGATTACATTCTCGAAGATACCGTGTTCCCCTCGGAAAACCTGCCCTTAATCTTTTTGTCGAGCAAAAGCTATTACGATAAAAATGGGAAGCAAATTACCAAGTCATTTTTTGAAGACGCCAAAGACGCTCAGAGATATTTGAATTATTTGGGCACTCAATCGGCGTATATGCTTAAAGTAAGCCGGTATGATCAATGGATTGGGAGTAAGAAAAACGTGTCTAGTAATGACACGGCTCAAGTGTGGCGCGATCCACTCTCAGTCCAAGGCATGCTTACTTTTGATGAGTCTCCCGGCGGCATTGTGCCCCAACAAACGCGTCCACCTGAGCTGTCTCAGTCGTTACTTACTCAATATGAGCGTGCAATGAACGACTTGTACACTTCTACCGGTCTTTATCCAACGCGCCTTGGCGACCAGGGTAACGAAACATCTGGAGCCGCTATTGATGCGAGAACACGCCAAGGAAGCTATGCGACCTTTACGTTCTTCAATGCTATTAACATGGCGATTACAGCCGGCGGTCAAATCGTTAATGAAATGATTCCAATTGTTTATGATGCCGAAAGAACTATTTCATTAATGACCCCTGATGAAGGACAAAAGACGCTCGTTATTAATAGACAAGCCGATGAGTATGGCGAAATAATAGAAAACGATATTCGTCAAGGATCGTATGAGGTTAGATTAATCGCAGGACCGAGTTATGAAGGACAGAAAGCCCAAGCATTAGAATCGCTTAACATGGTTCTTCAGGCCAATCCGCAATTACTCAATCTATTCGCGGATTTGTACGCTGAAAACTTACCGCTTCCCAATACAATTGAGATTAAGAATCGTCTCAAAACGATTGTACCTCCTCAAATTATTGAGGCAGGAAAGACTGGTAAGCTTCCTCAGGAACAACAAAATGAGCAGCCTTCTCCTGAACAGCAGGCCATGGCTATGCAGCAACAAATGGCACAAATGGAAATGCAGGCGAAAGCGCAAGAGCTGCAGCTTAAACAACAAGAGTTGATGCTTAAAGCAGAAAAACAGCAAGCAGAAACTGAACGGGAAATAGCGAGGCTTGAAACAGAACGATTAGAAGTGGCAGCGCAGCTCGAAGAGCAAAAACTTAGATATCTTGCTGAAACTCATCGCACCAATAGTGATGCAGCTATAGCCCACGCCGATAACATCACTAAAATTCTTACGCATAAAATACAATAAAAAGAGGGGAAATTATGGCAACTGAAATAAGTAGTATTGACGAGGTGCTGGCCAACGCGCATCTCCCGCAAGCACCTGAAGATAAGGCAATCGAGGAGGTGACCACGGAATATGACGAGCCACCTAAAGTCGACGAAGACTATGGTGCTGAAGATGTAGAAGAGGGACAAAAACAGCCACAAGCCCATCAAGATGAATACGGCAATCCTGTAGAGCCTTCTGAATCAAAAATGTACACTGAAGAGGAAGTTAACGAGCGCATTAATCGTGCGGTGCGGGAGCGTTTGGCGCGTATGCAAAAAAACGACAATCTCACCCCGCAACAAGCGCAGCATGCTGAACAAAACTTTGAGTACGACCCTAATGCGCAAGGAGACTGGCAGCAGCAGTTAAAGCAGTTCGTTAAACAAACCTATAAAGAAACCATTCAAGAAGAACAAACACGAGCGCAACAATTAAGAGAACAGCAAGCGCAGGCTGAATTTGAGGAGAAATTCGCTCAAAGCATGGGGAAATTTAAAGACTTTCGCGAGGTGGTGGCTTCCCAGCCTATTACTGATGCAATGACCATGGCGACGCGCTCAATGAATGACCCAGCCGCGTTTCTGTATGCCGCGAGCAAACGACATCCCGAGGAATTGCAACGAATATCGCGTTTGAGTGACCCTTACGCGCAAATGGTGGAAATAGGACGTCTAGAAGAACGCATGAAAAAGTCTCGGCCGACAACAAATGCTCCTCGGCCTATTTCACCAACAACGGGAGACGGACATCTATCCACTCATAAAGACGAGAAAGAACCAAGTATTGAGGAGCTGATTGCTCAATCTGATGCTCGCAAATTAAAAAGGCTGCGTATAGGTAAGCGTTAATTGACAGTTTTGGTCGCTATAGACTAATATTAATGCAATTGATGCGTATTGGCCTCCATCAGCCACCCTTAAAAATGGTGTGTAATTGTCTTCCGCCGGACAAGAGAAGGTATAGCTCATTTTGAGCATTTATTAACTTTTGTTCGGAGAATGACATCATGGCGAACGTTTTTCGTGAAACCCAGTATGTTTTGGATGACGTCTTTGTACGCTTCTGGAACTCTTTATCTTTTGCTCGTACCGCTAACAGAAACCTTGAAGGCGATTTCAAAAACCTAAAATTTGCAACCGGTCAAACCATTAACTATCGATTAGAAGAACGTTATCTGGCCGGAGAGGGCGCAAGTGCAACTGCTGAAGCCCGCGTTCAGGTGGTAAGACCGCTTTCAATTACGAAGCAATTCCGTACGATGGTCGAATACACAGGGTTCAACCTTACATTTGACCGTGCTCGTGACGAGCCTTACCTTGAAATGGCGAATGCTCCCCGTGCTAAGCGTCTTGCTAACATGGTTGAGAACTTTATTGCCCGAGATAATTTCTGGCCACAAACTTATCAAGCTACTGGTACCCCAGGGGTTCCCGTAGATTTTAACACGGTCTTATTAACCGATGCTTACATGACTGAGCTGGCCATTCCTGAAGACGGTCGCAGATACTTTGCAGCGATGCCTCGTACTGCCGCAAGTTTGGCTGATGACCTCTATGCTGTTTTCAATGACCGCGTTAATACCGGTGCGTTGATTGATGGCTTCATTGGTCACTTGTCTGGCTTTGATTTCTTTAAAACCAACTTCCTTGGTCGTCAAATTGCTGGAGCTGGTCAAGCTGGAGGCACCCCTCCTACGGGATTCAGTTTGGCAGGAGAAGTAACTAACGGACCAATCGTCGGCGGCAATACCATTGAAGTTGATAGCTTAGGGCAGGCTCCCGGTACTGTTGTGTTTAACGAGGGAGATATCATTGAAGTTGATGATAGTGCCGGTGTTTTCATGGTTAACCCGCTTACTT